GCTGCAGCTAACGCTTTACCAGCTGCCGAACAATTTGATAACCCTATTACCAATGATACCCGAGAAGATTTTGAAGCTGAAGCTGCAGCTATTAGAGTACAACTAGCAGAACTTCCACAGGCAAATGAAGGTGGGTTTATGAATGCTCCAGCTTCTGGTGGATTGGCTATGTTACATGGTGCAGAAATTGTAGCACCACTTAATTCTCCACAAGGTAAGGTACTAATGGCGATCAATGATCTTATGAACGCTAAGTCTGTTGCTGGTGCTGGTGAATATGGTGGAATGGGTGGACCAATGATTGTTCAAGGTGGAAGTAATCAAACTTCTAATAATACAAACAATGTATCTACTTCTACTTACACAATTCAACAGGGCATTACACCTGATGACTTCCTCAAACGAGACTTTGTAAACTTCTCATACTGATAAAAAAAGGGACCCCGAAGGGTCCCTTTTCTCTTATTGGCCTGCAGCCAATTTTTGGAAATAACTCATTGTATCATCTTCATCATTAGATGTTTCTGGTACTGAGTTACTTGTTACTCCAGGTGATGCTTCTACTGGTTCATAACGAGATGGAGCTGGCTCATCAAGAGATACAGACTCCGCTGTAGTCATTACCATATCCTCTTGGCCAAGGACACGGTTCAACTTAGTTTTAAGTTCATCGTATGTTTTATAGTTTTTAGGATCGAGGAAATCCTGCAAGCTATACAAACGATTGTAAATACCTTCTAGCTTTTCATCGTCATCAGACAAAGCAGAGGCATTTGCAAACTCAGATTTGTCATAGTTACGATAACCCGCAACCTGCTGAATCTTAAGTTTGAAATTCGCTCCATCCCAGAAATCAAATGGATTCACCGGATCTTCATCGGCAAACTGCGGCTGCATAACATCCATAATCTTATCAAAGATCTTTTTACCAAACTTATAAAGGAATACCTTACCTTCATTGTCTGGGTTACCTGGATCAGATACGACTTGAATATTTGCTACATAATGCAAGCGGCGCTTACGATCACGAGCAGTTTGTTTATCCTCTTCACGACCAGAATTCCACAGCACTGAATTCATTTCAGATACTGGATCATTTTGACCAATTGATGTAAGAGAATTTTCGATGTACCAAAGACCTGATGGACCTTGGAAACCGTGATCCCAATAACGAACCCAAGGGAGATCCTCGCCTTCGGGTGCTGGTAGGAAACGAATTACTGCGTAACCATTACCTGCTTTATCGACTGTTGGTTTCCACAAACGCTCATCTGCATAAGATTGCTTTTGTTGTCCACCACCACCGGCGGCTTCTGCCGCTTTGGTAAGTGAATCGATAGAACTGCGGTTACGTTTTAGATTTGAAAAAGACATATATTTCTCCGTATGTTTTTGTATTTACTGAATTATCCACATTCACATAATATAAGTATTATACATCAAAATTACTCTGATGTAAACACCTTAAGCACAATATTTTTAGCTTTTTGCAAATCATATTGAACAAAAGGTGAATATTTACGAACCTTTCGTGAGACATCTGGCCACACAATAGTTTCGCTTATTTCTTTATTAGCACGATTCATAAATCCTGTAAGTTGATTTAGAATTACTACTGACTCTATATTTATATCACCACCAAGGTAAGCCGTGATGATATGAGGATGACCATCTGATGAATTCAACACTTGATCTAAATTACCTAGATCAGCAAGTGTAGTCATATCATTTTCAAAGGTATAACCTAATGACTGCATACGCTTTTGATAAGACTTATAGATGTCTTCATCTTCAATCATATCGCCAATCCAAGTCTTATCTTGAATGAAGTGCGCTGCATAATAGTTGATTAGTTCTTTAGCACTATCAAATTTTCTACCAACCTTTGCAAAGAAATATTTGTCTTTTCGTTTCCAAAAAGATTGTGGCTTTACAGAAGTCTTATAATTGTATTTGATAGCGTCATAACTATCAGACTCAAAATGTAACTTCATAGATTGGTAAAAGCGAAAAGCGTCGTATGGTTCCATAATCATATTGGCAAAGTTGCTGTGTTAGAGTCTTTAATCATTCGAAGACGTTGGGCTTCAGCAGTAACTTTTTCTTTAAGACTAGGAGTAATCACTCTTCCTACGTCTTCTACTGGAAACTCAAGTTCCTCACAAACTTCAAGGATTGCGTCTAAATAAGAAAGCTGAAACTGCTTTACTTTCTTTTCTACCACAGTAGAAAATCTTTTCTTTGTGAGTATCTTACCTTCTAACATTGCTGAATTAGTTCCAACGATAGTATTTGTGAGTTCCGATTTGTGTAGTGTAGTTGAGGGTTTTGGCCCAAGTTGGTCGAACATAGTTAGCATGATAATGTGTTGCCCCTTCTGTAATATCAATATTGTTATACCATAAAGCAAGTGTTTCACGAACCACTATCTTAACTTTATTTTCTAATTCTGTATTAATCATTCGATCGGATTTACCATCGCAATACCAGCTAAATTGACACTGATTACGAATCATATTACCGTTTGAGTCTTGCCGACCTTGATAGACTACTCCACAGATACTGTCGGGATATCGAGGATCTTCAGTTCGATTGAGTACCACATTAGTAACACCCATCACTGAAGCATATCCGTCTGAACGAGCTTCAAAATATCCGTTTTGAATTAAGCATTGAAATTCACTATTAGTAATATTTGTACTAATACTTTGAGCGCTTACCGATCCAGCGCTCGCAATAAGACACAATCCGAATTGAGTCGCCCATTTGGTGAGCTTGTTTTTGTAGTCAAAGTTTGCCATAATGTATCTACCTGTTTTGGTGTTTTATTCTGCACGATTGGAAGAAACTCGTCTGGTTTTCTTAGTTTAATTTTACGAGATTCTTCTCCTACATTTTGTAGAGTTGTGCCTTTTACTTCAAATCCTTTTGCAGCACTTGAAATATATTCAGTCAATTCTTTTGTTTTGACATTAAAGACGTAGAGTCTCATTGCACCAACAAGAGTAATTGGCAGAATAGAAGTAATCTTAAAGCTCATATCTTCTTTAAGGTACTTAACCTTAGCCACTTGTTTATCAGCAGCTCGCGGTTTAGGTGTACGAGTCTTACGTGTAGCTTTGGCAGAAGCTTTGACTCTATCTAGATCAGCGATCATTTCTTCAATCAACTTGATGCGACGGCGAAGAACCGTCCGCTTAACATGTGAATAGCCTTCAACTGCTTGTTCACAACGTTTATGATAAGCGTCCTCGTAATCTAATAGCCAACCTTCAAGTCTTTTCAGCACAGGAGCTGTATGTGACCCGCTCAAACCATGTAGCTTGAAGCAGTTGTACATATTAAATTCTGGTTCTTCGCCGTCAATCCAAGCGTCTTCCAAATCATCCAAGTCAGTCATAACAGTTTCTTGAATTTTATTGAAAAGACGCTGTTGAGGGGTTAAGACAACGACATTTGACGCTGCTGTGTCAGCACGTGCTTTCTCCTCAAGGATCTTTTTACCAATTGAAATGAGATTAGTATAGAATTCATTAACGCGTTCTACACCATTTTCCAAGCCATACTTTTTTGGTAATTCTTGTTGTAAAATTTGAGTCCAGTATATAATTGAAGCATGTAAGGTATACATATAGAAATTATACTCAGGAGTAGCTAAGATAGCCCGAGCATCATCTTTAGAAAAAGTCTGCTTAACATACTGCTTAGTAATTGAAGAAAGCTCTTTACGATCAACGTCCTGATGAATATAATATTTAAACCTATCAAATCCATCGTTCATTGGAGCTGCAGCAATACCAGTTTTAGGTCTTGCTCTAACAGTGATTTTTTTACGAGCTGCCATAGGGTGTTTCTCCTTAGTGAGTATATTTATATACTACCATAAGTAACTGAGAATGTACACAGTTAATTTCAACTTTTTACAAAGTTTTTCACAGTCTCAACTTTGAATGATCGCCAATCTTCTAGACCAGTATCAAATACACGAATAGCTTTCAAGATCGAATCTAACCCTTCGCGAAGTTCAGGGGTGTCATCGCCTTTTGGAATCTTATTGCTTGGAATAATATCCATATTCAAAGTGCATTTCATTACGCGAGTGTCACCATTTACTTTTGTAAAGGTTACTTCACATTCACTTTCTCGCAAAGCTGCGAGCATATTTTCTTGAGTTAGTTCCATACTATAAATTCTCCGTACGTTTGGAATTGACATTATTATTTTCCCATAAAATCATAAGATCTATTAAACGATTTAATATATCTTTTGTCTTTTAGTTTTATATTTCTCTTTAATCGCGTTTTAGATGGAAACCACATATAAGCAATTGGGTCTCCAGCTTTTACATGAATATACTTATCTTCACTTGTATCAACAAAGCAATGAACGATTAATCTAGTATTTTCTAAAAACCTATCTTCGATAACTCCAGGAATGACTTCTAATTCGCTATCTTTATGAAAAACTGGATTTAAAAACACATATGGTAATTTACAGCTAATTGCTACTGGAAGAGATACTTTAAGACTTTTTTTATTTTTAAATAAGTTTAAACCATCTATTTTATATTGTGTGTCATTATGGCTCTCAATATGTGCAAACCGATTGTCAGAGTTGTGAATAGAAGCAATTTCGCCATCTTCAATATGAACAAAAAATTCTACTGGAGATTTAACAATATAAGATTTACTAAGAATTCCTAAAATGCCTGGACATCTTTTAGCTGTAATACTTTTAGCATTAGCTTCTCGTGTATCAGCATTAAATTCGTGACCAAGCTGCTCGCGAGTAACTTCGTTATTCTTTGCTGCTTTAAACCAAATTTTCCAGTGATTTATATAGTTTTTAGCTTTTGTAGTAGTATATTGAGGAATAGCTTTATGCCAAGGACAATCCTGCATCGCGCGATCTAAAAACATGTTAATGTCTTTAGGATCTAAAGACTTAGGTTCATCTCCATCATCATCTTGAAATTTCCATTCTAAAAACGCTTTATTGATCACTTAATTTCTCCTCATGGCCGCATAATGTTTCGGATCATCTCCCCTTCCGACAGGGACGATGTTTGACTTGTGCATTGTCGCGATTCCGATAATGTAGTCTCCTGAGTAGACTGGAGACTCTTTTTTCGCTCCTGATCCAGGTATGCTTTCCGTCGAGAGGCTTGGATAATTCGTTGGCGAGCGAGTTGGTTTGGATTCTTTCGGTTCATAAGGTACAAACTCCTTTGGTTTTGGTTTTGCCTTGCCCATGCGATAATCAACATACTCTTGTAAAGTATTAAACTGACAAGAGTGTAAATTGTTACGTCGCATATCTTTATTGTAAGATTTCCAATCACGCTCCATTTGAGCGTTATCAATATTTTTCTTTTTCTGCCTACGCTTCTTAGTAGAGAGTGTAGACATACCTCTTACTAGATGCATAGTCATATTAGTTATTCTCCAACAACCACATACATTCAACTACTTCGTCAGATGTACTATATCGATCGCTACATTTTTCAAAGTTAGTAGTAACTGCACCACTGGCGATTACCATAAGAAAGATAGCAAGGAGAAAACCCATTAAGACACCAAAAATTATATCAAAGTTTTTCATGATTAATCCCAATCGTTATCAAATTTAGTTGTGTAGTGAAGAGTTTCGCCATAATATTCTTTGGCGTATTTAGAAGCATCAGTCCAAGCGTTGATGTTGTCACTATCATAGCCAGCGATTTCTTTATCAAAGGCATCTTGTACAGCTTTGCGCTTAGGCTTTTCTTCAACATCACTCCAACGGCGAACTTTGGATCCTTGAGCCGCAAGTTTCTTTTTGAAAGCAGCTGCACTATCGCGCTTTTGTGCTACCTTTTTGATAAGTGCCAAACGATCTGCTTTTTGTTGAGCTGTCATAGTCATATTGTATTTCTCCATCATCAATTTATAAGGTATTCTACCATAAGTCTCTAGGAATGTAAACCCCTAAAGTGCATTTTTTTCAAACTTTTTTCAAAAGACTTGGAGAAACTTTCCAAGCAAAGCCTAGACCTTTGTTCTCTTTAACAGCAATTGTCTTACGATTTACTTTAGTAACCACTGCTTCGCGTGTCCGACCTTTGGCCTCAAACTTGACAGTGTCACCAACCTTGAATACTCCAGCAGCAATCTTTTGGCGAAGGCCTTGAGCTTGCTTAAACATAGAAGCTACAGTTGAAAAGTCATTACCTTCCATTTTAGCCATCAGAGTTGCCATGCGGTTCAGTTCAGATTTAGTCAACATAATCGTTTCTCCTCATTGATTATAGGTATATTATACCACCGTTCTCTGAGGATGTACACAAAAAAATGCATTTATTTTAAAATAAAAAACCCTTTAGAATCAATGGCTTAGGATGAGGAGAAACGTAACCTATTGATTCTAAAGGAAAAATTAATTTGTATCAAATTGTATTTTTTTATAAATAGTGCTGACATGAGATATATACATATTCCCGCCTTAGTCCTATTTGTTTCTGGATGCGCCACTTACGCGGTCCCTGAGGAAAGCCATGTTTATGACGCAGCTCAACTAATGGGTAAACATGAAGTACGTGATAATCCTGAGCTTAGAGAATTCCTTGGTGTAGATCCAGCAAGGATTGAATGGTGCGCTGCTTTTGTGAATGCAGTACTTCATGCAAACGATATACCAGGATCTGACTCAGTGAGCCAATATCCCCTAACCGCTAGATCATTCTTACAATGGGGAGAAACAGTGAATGAACCAGGATTAGGGGATATTGTGGTATTCCCAAGAGGGAATTCTAGTTGGCAGGGTCATGTAGGCTTTTACTTAATGTCTTATATTATAGACGGTGAAGAGCACTACTTAATTATAGGTGGAAACCAAGATGACTCAGTAACCGCAGAATATTTTCCTGCCAGTAAAGCATTAGGTATCAGAAGATACATAATAGAATAGATACGTGGTCTAATGTGATAGGGAGGATTACAGTTTACCTCCAACAACCTAGTAAGTACTCTACGTTCGGTTGCGCCTAGTATCAAACAGTTACGTTCGAAATACGTATCTTCATGTCTCCATGCTCATACGCTGCCACTACAGCTACTAGCCAAGTTACAGTCCTTACAAACTGCATTTCCTTGCACTATCTTTCCAAACCCCGTCGGGTTGAAACTTTAAAACTTTGGCTCCGGCGGTAGGGGTCGAACCTACGACAAATTGATTAACAGTCAACTGCTCTACCGCTGAGCTACGCCGGAATATAACTTTATTTATATGGCATGTCCATCAACAGGATTATCTGGCCATTCAGGTGGTTCTTCAGATTTATTATCTTTTTCTTTTTCTTTCGCCCTTTGACGTTCTTCTTCATCAAATTCGCGAATTTCTTTATTAACCATAAGTCTAATCCTGTTCTATACCGTATATATCGTCGTTAACTACATCTCTCTCACTTAATACAATATCATATGCTCCATGTGGAAGAGTAAAAGATTTCATGAGTTTGATATACATTTCTGGAGTCAGAGTAACTACATCAAACTTTTTATTCTTCTCATTCCACTGGCGAATATGACAATAGTTATCATATAGAATTGCTGATACATCTTCGAGCTCAGCGGTATTATCCAAAATAGTAATACATGTTTCTTCTGGATCTATCTCTACAGTAATCATGGTCTACACCTCATGAATAGCTCTGTGACATGACGCTGGATTCTTACTAGATTTTCAGTAGCAATATCTTCTTCAGCCATCTCTTGTTCAATAATCTCTAAAATCGTGCATGCAGTTCTACGGTCGTTATCAGTTAACAGGTACTTCATCAAAAATTGAACTTCTTCTAGTGAATTGCAATCACAGAGCATATTAGCAATTTCTCTTTGATCTTTATTCAATCCATGAAGTTGAATCATTTTTGTAGTACCTTTCATACAGATCTTTCAGCTTTTCTTTTTCGGGATGTTGATGTACCCAATAGCCTGTTGCAGAATTAAACTCTTTTTTGAAAAATGTATCTAGTTTTCTATTACCTGTATTTATTTGAGTATCGATTTCTAAACATAATTGATCGAACTCATGATCTTCCATGATTGAATCTGCGAGAAACTCATAAGCGTAGGCAGCAATACTTACTTTTATTCTGCGCCTACGCTCTATCTCTATAGGACTACCCCACGAATTTGGCATAGATCTCTTTGCGCTTTTCGTAGCCTAAGTCGTAGGTCCACAGAAAATAATCAAACTCTTGACTATCTTTAGTAAACTCAGTGTCAGCTTCCATTAAGATGCGAAGAGCATTTTTCCAATCTACGTTACATGTAGCCATAGTGGTCTTAAGCAATTTACGAAAGTTAACAAGAGCTTGAGCTTCTTGCTGTTCTTGCTGCTCAATAGCATCGTCCAAGTCAGCAATTAAGCTATCCCATGTAGCTTGCTTCTGATCAGCGTTAAAAGCTGCCCACATATTCCACCATCCTTCACGAGGACGAAAGCCATAAGCTTCTTTGTGAAGATCAGATACAATGTTCTCGTCGAATGTGTAAGTCATAATCGTTTCTCCTCATTGATTATAGTACTACTATACCATAAGTCTCAGAGGATGTACATAGGTAAAATGCATTTTTTTGAAAATAATTGCAACTTTTCTGTTCCAAGGTAAGTTGCCAACCCGTCAGATTATGCTGCTAGAGCGATTTCTGAAGGTGCAAAGTTATTGTTTGCAGTTATGGTTTTTGATCTATACGCGATCATCCGGTTAACTCCACTTCCATTTTCACACCTGTCGATCCTATTTCGACCCCATCAAAGATACACTGCCAACCTCAAATAGGAGATTTCGTTGGCCAGGCCCAGAACAATGTTCCTTTTTAGACAGTGTATCTATGGTGGAGTCGTCGGGTACCGCCCCCGAGTCCAGTATGTGTCCACGTTGCTTCAACGTTAACATAGTATATATTATAAAAGCTATCTAGGTATATAATTAAGATTAATCACAAATCTTGCTTTAGAGTCATTTGTAGTCGACCCAGAATGCATTGTTTTTGAGTCAAACACAACTAACCGGTTTTCTATAGATTCAATTTTTTGACCAGTCTTTTCTATTTTTGTATAACCATTATTAGTATTTAAATAAAATATCGCGGTATTTACAGCTGTAGATTTTGGAGGATTTATATCTACATGCATTCCGCTTTCGTATATATGATCGTTATAAGGATTACAATTTACTTTTAGTTTAATAATCTGAAAAGGATTAATAAAAGTAAAAAGTGGCTGAAGTATATCATATGATGGTGATTGAACTGTATTATCTCTGTACAGCGTATGTACAAATTGAAAATTTAGATTAGACTCGAATTCTTTTTGATCAGAGTACACGACAGCTTCATTAAAATACCAAGGGAAAAGTGGACCAGTAAAATGCGCTCGAATATTTCTAAACATATTCTCTGGTAAGACATTATCATAAATTTTTATAGACATTTTTTTTTCATCCTTCATTTGTTATCGCTAACATTCTATACATAATACTATATGGCTATAGAGGAGTATTTTTGATGTGTTCACCATACGTACGTAAAGAAGCTAACAGATTTTTTTGGTTAGTGAAAGGCCATCTCATTCCCATCTCCGAACCAGACCATATAGTTGAAGGTTACTATGAAAGTTATTTCAAACGTCTATGGAATAACGAATCCGGATGCTTAAATCAGTATGAATCCGGATTCGATTCTGCATGGAAACAAAGAGAAGAAGAAATGCTATTCAACGAAATTGAGAAAGTAGCAGTACTTGGTTACGATTAATCCTTTTGAATACAAAATGCTTCTTCAGCTTGATCAAACTCTTCGGTAAGTAAGAGTGCTTCTATTCTACACTGCAATTCTGTTTGATAGTTATCATAGAAAGTAACTTTATGCTCTCCTTCATAACTCAAATTCAGTACAAATAACATCCACATTCTATTTTACCTTTTCAATTGCGGTTGATATAATTTCAGGATTGTTTTCCATAAACTCTCGAGCTTTTCGATTGATCTCTTGTGGATCTATATTATATGGTACATCTACCACTTCTACTAGTTCCACATTCTCAAGAGTTGTTACACTCATTCCTTTGATAAATTCTTCCATTTCCTCGACTTTCGCACGAAATTAAAATTTAAAGTTAGACCAAGAAGCTACACTGCGCTACTCTGTATAACTCCTGTCGACTGCTGAGGCATCCCATACCCATTGTCTATAAGTAGTATCTCCATAGACTACAATATCATTCTCAGAAACTTCACTATCAACTCTTGCGTCGTTCCATTTGTGATAATAAGCTGGTCCACCCCAAACTCGTCTAGCTCTTCTATAGGTATCTTCATCCATACCAACATAGTGTACAACACGTACCATACTATCCTCGCAAAGGTTTTTCACACATTTTTTCTCGAGAAAATTTTTTATAGCCATATACTATAAAACAAATCTGAGATTCTCTGATACGGGCTGTCTACTATACTCTTTCCATACAACACGATAGTATAGAGCATCCAATTGATCCTTAAACTCTATAGCATCAAAGATACACTCAAACTCACGCCGTATAGATCTATCTATAGTATAACCAGTGATCTGATACATGTCTTCCTCCTCTATATAAAAAGGTATTTCCTCTGAATTACCGCTGGACGCTAGACCCCCACGTACCACTATGGCCTTTTTTTCTCCAGTATAAACAGGGGGCTGTCACTAGTGGTACTGCCTGGAGCACTCCGATTTATATCGTATAATGGTCTGGCTCCAGGACTTACGTATTCTTTATAAACTCCTTAATACTATATAGTAGTCACCACTCAGGCCCTCACCAGGATTTTACGGGTTCTATACCTACCTGTCACGTTTCTTTGCTCGTACTATATAGTAGTAAATAGTCTATGAGACTATATAGAATACCAATCCTGTTAGTAACGTGAAGTTCATGGCACCGGATGTAAGATCAAATATAAAGTTTTTCATAGTGTTTATCCTTAAGCGAAGTGGTTATCAACAAGAACTTCAAAGCAATCGTTCAGGTAATCTGAGCTATAGATCACACCAAGATCGATTTGTAAGTCAGCATCTACAAAGTTCCAATTGATACCACCTGAAGAGTTGATGTTCTCAGGGTTAGTCACAGCAGCGTTGAAAGCTTCGATTACGTCGTTCTTGATCATTTCACCGTATGGTAGTAGCATG